CCTATAGCTCAAGTGGAAATACTTGAGCTTGAACTCCCAGCCCTCACTTGAGATTATTCGCCCCGCGAACTCACCTAAACGGCCTTGGAGTGACTTAGACTCCGAGATTGGTACACCGAGGTAGGTCACTACCGACTTGTATCGATCGGCTAGCTCCCTATCAGCGATGACCAAATCATCGCCCAAGATCACGTAGGGGGCGTCGGCTGGTTCCCCTTCCCATAAGCCACGCACGAGGGCGTGATGGGTGAGGGCAAAGGCGGCAAAGGACGGGATGGCCCCGAGAGGCTGTCCCACTCTCCATTGCAGCCCGAACCCACCTAACCTGCTTCCCTTGTATCCAGCGTTGGCCGGAATTCGGGAGAGCACCGTAAAGGTGTCGACCCACATCCGCAGGTTGCGGGTCGGTGAGAGACCCCACAGTACGGTTCTCGTGAGCTGAAGAGGCATGAGATCGGTGGCCGAGGAGAGGTCGAAGGAGTAGACCTCCTTCCCATCCTGCAGCCACTTCATCACGCGCTCAGCTCCCCTCCCTTGGTCGAAAGTACAATCCTGAGGGATTTTCCTGAGTTGGGAGTACAACTCCTTTGCCCAGGGCCCCATAAGGTACTGTACCCATTGACTCGGGGAGAAGAAGAACCGTGACTTCCCGTCCCTTTGGACCCGACAGAAGACGGTACCCATGGTACCATACCTTGCCTTGGATTTCCTCGGGTGAGGAAGGCTTATCTCCAATCTAGGCACCTGCGCAAGAGCGTAGGGCCAGGAGTCCGTCATCCCAAACTTTGAGGCCCAAAGGTAGAGGGTATGAGAGTCGGATATCAGCTCGTCCCACTCTTGGGAGAGGCTTCCATCCTTCTCACGACTTCTCAACGCCAGAGGGTTCCGGACGGGGATCACCGGCGGTAACACAACCTCAGGTAGTAGTGACCTTACTGGCTTGCGGATCCTCAAAGTACTAAGAGGTATCCAGGCCCTCGGGTGATTTCTGTCACCCTTGTAAGGATGCACGAATACCTGATCTTGAACTGTGGACAGGACAGCACGTTCGAATTTCTCAACATCTTGTGGGGGAGGGGTGTCTCCTACTTCCCCTAGGGAAGTGAAGAGTCTCCAAACCTGAACAAGTTGCGAGAACTTCTGAAAGGAGCCTTTAAGGGCTACCTGTTCGGCGTAAGCAAGATACTTATGCGCGAACCATGCTGGCCTAGTGGGACCTTCTCCTGCGCGGAGCTTTAGTAGGTAGGCGATAACGCTTTTACAGCGTTCCGCTGCCCACTTGAACCCCGAGCTCTTAACCCAACGCTCCACCGCACAAGCTACGAGTAGCTTGTACGGCTTCGCGATCAATGGATGCAGTGCCAGTGCTTGCCTGACGGCGACTGTGCTCATGGTTCACCTCCATGATGTGCAGTTTGCGCGTAAGGTGCGCCAGCACCCACTCCACCCTCTCGGCCTTTAACGGAAGGGACCCTAGGAGTTTAAGGTCGGC